CTCCAAACAATCGGTTCTACCTCTGCACTATCTCGGGCACATCGGCCGGCACCGTCCCGACTTTCACCACTGACGGCACTACGTTCTCCGACGGCACGGCGACATTCCGCGATATGGGGCTGATCATCGTCCCGAACACGGCAGACGTGAATTACCGCGTGGATGCTGGCCTGGGCCTTTTGTCGCCGACCGAAGACGGAACAATCGCAGTGGCGAACACGCGTTACTCCGCGGCCGTGGCTGGCGCTCGCGTGTCGCTTGAGGTCGATTACACTCCGGCAGCAAACACCCGATCGCAGGTTCGCACCGGCGGTGAACAGTCGATTACTGGGCAGCTGAAATTCATTGCCGACAACCCCACCGGCGAGAACGATGATTTGTTCTGCCCGCAGGTGACGCTCACCCCGAGCGGCGCCCTGCCGTACATCACGGGCGACGACATCGGCAGCGTGGAATTCAACGTCGGCATCGGCGTGCTGAACAGCCAGACCCGCGCGATCTATATCGACGGCCGTCCGGCCGGCCTGTAAGCCACAAGCCCGGCGCTCACAACGGGCGCCGGGCCTCCCTGGAGATGACATGACCCAATACAAAAAGGCTCCGACGATCACCGTTGGGACCAACGAATACGCATTCGGCCCGCTGACCACTGATCGCGCGTTTGCGCTTATGACGCTTTGGGAGTGCATCCGGCAAGCCGGCGCCAACCCCCTGGCGCTGGCCAGCAGCAAGGCCCTGTCCGCCGCCTCGCAGCTGTGCGCCGCCTACGGCCTTCCTGCCGGAAGCCTGCTGCTCCACGAGCTGCTGAGTGCGACGCGGCAAATCATGGAATTGGCGACGCTCGAATCCGCGCCGTACCTGTCCGAAAGCGTCATTCCAGAAATCACGCAGCTGCAATCGACGGCTGATCAGATCGCTGGCGCGCTGACATCGGCACCGGTTATCGATCGTGACACAGATCGCCCTGGGATTATCCATACCGTGCTGTCGAGCGAGGCGCGCTGACCCATGCCCACCGTGATCGACAGCCGCGGGCTGCAGCGGCTTGTCGAGCGCGCGCTTGATCTTGGCAAGAAGGGCGAGGTAGCGGTTCAGCGGGCGAAGTCGACTGTGGGCCGCCGCATCAAGCCCGAGGCGCGGCGCAGTCTGCAGGAAGAATTCAACCTGCCGGCCTTCCGCATTCTCGACGGTCTGCGTTCGCGCGTGACTGATGACGCGGTGGAACTGATTGCGTCCGGCAAGGGCGTCAACATCGTGAGCTATGGCGCGCGCTGGAATCCGAAGCGTGCCGGTGCCGAGGTTCAGATCCGCAAGGGCGGCAAGCGCGAAGTCCGCCCCGGCGCCTTCATCGCGAAGGGCGCCAACGGAAACCGCATCGGGCTTGAGCGCAAGCGCGTCGGCGGCAGCGAGTACAGCGACGGCCCGCGCGTCGGGCGCTTCCCGCTTAAAGGCGTCTACGGACCGTCTGTGGCGCAGCAGCTGGCGCAGCAGGAAATCGGCGACGAGCTGACCGAACTGGCACAGAACACTCTTTCCTCCGAACTAGATAGGCTCCTTCGCTAATGGCGATTCGCGATGAAACCCTGCGGCTGCAATTCGAAGTCGAGGGAATCAGCAATCTGCGCGACCTGCGCACGCAGATTGACGCGCTCGGCGAGCAAGGCAAGCAATCGGCCACGGAGCTTTCGGCGCTCACTGATTCGCTGGCGAACACCGGCGCGCTACAGCAGTCGCTTGCACGCCTGCGCGAGCTGGGCCAGCAATACATCGGTCTGCAGCAGCGGTTGCGCGAGACGCAGGCGGCGACCGTTGCGCTTGACGCTGCCAGTAAGGCATCGGCCGCCAATCAGGCGCAGCTGCGCGCGGCGGTGGCCCAGCAAGAGCAGGGCCTGCTGCGCCTGGCTGAAGCCGCCAAGCGCGGCGAGATCAGCGAAGAGCAGCGCCAGCGCGCGAGCGTCGAGGCCCGCACCGAAATCAGCAAGCTCACCGCCGAGCTGCGAACCGCAGAAGTCGCGCAGCGCAAGTACGACGCCGAGCTAGACAAGTCGAGAGACACCATCTCCCGACTTGCTACGCAGCAGGCCAAACTACGCGAGCCGATCCAGCAGATTCGCGCTGAGCTTGAGAAAGCCGGCGTTGCGAGCAAGAGCTACAGCGCCGCGCAGTCCGATCTGCAGGCACGCGCCGCGCAGTCGCGCTCAGCGCTTGACGCGCTAGCCAACACCATCTCGCAGCAGGTCGCCGCCAACCGCGCCGCGGCCGTCAGCGTCGAACAGCTTGCCGAAGCCAATGCCACGCTTGGGCGCCGCGGCTTTGGCGACATCGCTGCCGAGATCGCGAAGGTTCGCGCCGCCTACGAGACCCTGCGCAACAGCGGCACAGTCAGCACGCGGGAACTTGCGCAGGCGCAGTCGCGGCTGATCGAGCGGACGCGCGAGCTGCGCTCTGAATACGGCAGCTTAGGCAACAGCCTGCGGCAGGTTCAGGGCTCGCTGATCGCCGCCGGCGCCAGCCTGTTCACGGTCACTCGCGTGCTGGGCAATGCCTCGCGCGCGTCCGCGGAATTCAGCAAGTCCATCGCGGCCATCGGCACTATTGCGCCGCAAGCGGACCTGGACGCGCTCTCCGAGAGCGTCCGCAATCTAACGCGCGAGTTCGGCGGCGACAGCGCGAAGCAGGCCGCGGCGCTTTACGAGATCATTGCGGCCGGCGTGGAGGACACGTCGAGTGCGCTCGAAATCCTCGCGACCGCCAACAAGCTCGCGATCGGCGGTCTTGCAGATACCGGCATTGCTGCATCCGGCCTCGTCGCCACCCTCAACGCCTACGGGCTCAGCGCAGAGAACGCCACGCGGGTCAGCGATGCGTTCTTCGTCGCGGCTGCGGCCGGTAACACCACGATTGAGCAGCTGTCGCAGAACATCGGCGGGGTGGCCCCGCTGGCTGCAGCTGTCGGCGTCAGCTTCGAACAGCTGACAGCCGCGGTCGGCGCGCTCACCGCGGGTGGTCTGGACACCGGACAGGCTTTCACCCAGGTACAGTCTCTGCTGACGGCCTTGGTCAAGCCGACGAAAGAAGCCGCCGACGAAGCCGAGCGCCTGGGCATTCAGTTCGACACGGCCGCGCTCAAATCACAGGGGCTTCAGGGCTTCTTGTCGAGCGTCTCCACCGCGGCCGGCGGCAGCGAAACGTCACTCGCAAAACTATTCGGCCGCGTCGAAGGTCTGCAAGGCGTACTGGCGCTGACCGGCAATCAGGCCGACGCCTTCGCCAAGGCGTTGACCGACATGGAAACCGGCGCAGGCCGGACAGAGGCGGCATTCGCGCGACTGGCTGACACGCCAGCGCAGGCCGCCGCGCGATTCCAAGCCGCAGTTGGCGAGCTGCAGAAGTCTTTCGGCGATGCCGTCAACTCTGCGACCCCTCTGCTGGAGTCGCTGACTGGGCTGGTCAATCTATTCAATGAGCTGCCCAAGGGCCTACGCACTGGCGTTGCTGGCGTCGTCGCTCTGACCGCTGTTGTCGCGCCGCTTGCAATCGCTATTGTGCAGAGCCGGGCGGCCCTGGTGCTGCTGCTAGGCAGCCTGCGCGCGATCGGTCCTGCGGCTGCCGCTGCAGGCGCCGGCATGGGCGTGTTCAGCACGGCATCAACCGGCGCCACCGCCGCGGCCGGCAGGCTCTCCGGGTCGCTCGCCATCCTCTCGCGCGCATTCGCTGTGCTTGGGGCAGCTGCGGTCGGCCTCGAAATTGGCACCGCCCTAAGCGAGCCGCTGACCCGCTACCGCCTGTCCGTCGACGAGGCGGCGCAGTCGACCGTGCGTCTTGCGTTCGACGTGGATTCGGTCGGGCAAGCCGGCGCGGAGGCAGCCAACCGCTTCGCAAACTTCGGGGTTGTGGCGGTTAAGACCGCAGGCGAAGTTCAGCGGCTTGGCGAACAGCAGCGCGAGGCGTATCGAGCATCGCTCGAAGGGCTGAATGCTTTTCTTCGCGGCCGCGCTGAAGAGCTGATTGCGCAGCAGCGCAGCGCGCAGCTTACGGCAGAGCAGAGCAAAGAGCTTAGCGGCCTGTTCACTCGACTTGACGAGGTGCGCGCGGGCTTCGTGAATTTGGACAGCGCGGCACTTGGCGCCGCCGAAAGTATCCGCGCCGTTGGCGTCGCTGGCGCTACATCCGGTGTTCAGGATGTTGCTGTTGCGCTGACAGAAGCCACCAGCAGCGCAGAGGCTTTTGGCGAGGCGCTTGGCGGCCTGTTTGACGGGCTGGACATCACGGCCGAGTCGCAGAAGGTCGGCGACATCGCCCTAGCTCTGGCGGCAGTCGGCAGCACCAGCGCAGAAGCCGCGGCCACCGTTCGCGATACCCTGGCGGCCGAGCTTGCAAAGCTGTCCGGCGTCGACCTACTGGAGTTCCAGCGCGCGGCCGAGGCCGCCTTCGGTTCGCTCGAAGGTGCTGCGTTTGACGCGTCTAATGTGCTTGACACGACGCTCCAGGAACAGCTGCGCCGGCTCGGCGTCAACATGCAGGCGGCTGGCGTCCAAATTACCGACACCGGCCGGCAGATCATCGCAAGCTTTCAGGCCATCGCCGAAAGTGGGCGGGCCAGTGCTGGCGCGGTGCAGGCTGCTTTCACCGCGGCGCTCGGCAAGGCCACTACATCGGCCGAGGTCGAAGCGCTTGGCGAAACGCTGAAGCGCGCATTCGACGCCGGCAAGATCAGCGCGCAGCAGTACGGCGCGGCCGTGTCTGCGGCCGCTGAACGAACTCGCGAAATTGTGGCCGGAGCCAACGATGCAACCGGCGCGATTGGACAGATCGGCGAAGCCGGCAAGGCCGCGGCACAGTCGCTGATCAATGCTTTCCGCGCCACCCGCGCCAACCTCGCGGCCGAGGCCAACCGCATCGCCGCATCAATCGGCGAAGCCCTCGCCAGTGGCGGCGCTACCGACGCGCTCAAGGCGCAGCTGGCCGGGGTCGAGGCGCAGATCCAGGCCACCAATGCCCAGATTTCCGGGCTTGAGTCCGGACTTAATGATGTTGGCAAGTCCGGCATTGACGCCGGCAAGAATGCATCCAACGGGCTTGGCACCATCATTCAGTCGGCCAAGGGTGCGACCGACGCGGCGAAAGATGCCGGCGCAGCTGTCGAGGACATTGGCGACAAGTCCACGGAAGCAGGCGAGAAAGTCAAGTCTGGCGTTTCGAGTGCGCTGCTGGGGCTGATTTCGATTACGCAGGACGCGCGCGCTACCGCCGAGGACTTCGGCGTCGCAGCCACGGAGGCTTTTGAGCGCCTGCGCGGCGAGCTTGGCATTGTCAACCGCACCGGGAAGAGCACTGCGGCGGTAATGCAAGAGATCGCCGACCGCGCGCAAGGGGCGGCCGACTTCGCAGAAGAACTGAAGCTGCAGATCGGTGACACAGAAGCCCGCGCCAAGCGCACGGCCGATGCCGTTGCACAGATCCGCGATCGCGCCCGCGAGGCGGCAAGCGAACTGGACAGCATCAACCGCGAGCTTCAGGACGAGGCCGACCGGCGCGAAGGAAACGACGAGGCGATCCGTCGGCGAGAGTATGAAACCCTGCTTCGGCGCATAGACGAGTCTGCCAAGAAAGGCGATGCCGCGTCTGCGGCCAGCGCAGCAAAGGCGCGCGCACTTGCAAAGGCCAATTTTGATGCCGACATCGCCGAGATTCGCGCCCGCGAGCGCGAGCAACTGGACTCAGACCGCCGCGTCGACGATGATCGGAGGCAGCGTAGCGGCGGCGGCACTGGGGCTACTGGCTCCGGGGCGCTTCCTGGCCGTGAAGCGGCGCAGCCTGCTGGCGGATTCGGCGGTACGATCAACATTACCGGCGTGACCGATCCTCAGGAAGTGGCCCGCCAAGTGATTCGCGAAATCGAAAGACTCGACCGCCGCGGCTTCAATCCGAGGAATGGACTGTAATGCGCTATGTTCCGAACCGCGACAATCTCGCTCGCACCGGCACGATCACTGCTACCAACATCGTGCCAAGCACCGCGATCACCCGCACCGATTCCGCGGCGAAGGCTGGCGGCGGTGTGGCGCGGCTCAGCGGGGCTTACACGGGATCGGCAGACACCGCGATCGATGTCGAGATTTTGGACGAGGCGGGCACCACGCGTCGAATCAGCGCGCCCGAGTTTGTCGGCGTCGGCAATGGCGTTCTGAGTGGCGCCACAGCGGCAAACACCGTCGGCGCGCAGCTGGTCACCATCACGCTCGAAGACCTTGGGATCGAGACACGCGCGGCACAGGCCCCGTTCCAGTCGGCGACCCTGATCGCGCAGGCTACCGGCGACGGCGGCAACGCCATCACGGTCAGCGTAGACAGCTCCGGCCTGACTGACGCCCCGACCGATTTCGCGCTGCAGGAAGAGCTTCGCGAGGGGACCAATGAGTACATTGGCGACCAGTGGAATTTCAATGCAGCCGCGCTGAATCCGGATGGCACCATCCCCGCCAGCGCTCCGCGCATCCGCTTCGGCATCGACCCGCAGGTCTACCGCCAGTACCGACGCTACATCGGCGGCCGGTGGGTCTACAGCTTTACGCCCTCCCCCGTGCGCAGCGTGCCCGCTGGCGTCAGCGTCAAGGCTGTGACCGGCACGCGCTCAATCACGATCAGCAACACCGTGACGACGGAGACAATCACCGGCGTTGTGAGCCTGTTCGACGCGCTCTCCGGAATCCGCGATCAGTCCGCCCTGGTGCGAGTGGAGGGCGCCATCGTCGCCGACTACCGGCCGGGCGGGCAGGGCATCACAGACCTTTCGGTCTACACCCGCAGCTATGCCGCGAGCCAGACCGCCGACGGCACTGAGTACGCGCGAGACGCCGAGTTCCCGGTGACCGTCTCGCCGACCGCGCCAACCGAAGTCCTGACCGTGCGCTGCATCGATGCCAGCGAGTCCGGCCGCGAGCGGTGGCGAGTGCGTGGGCAGGTGTCCGGCACCCTCGCCGACGCCATCACCAACACCCTGTATTCCGCCGGCCCCTACGGCTTCACCGTGCCGCTTGTTCCGTCGCCGATCATTCCGACGACTAGCAATATCAGCGCGCTGCTTGACGCGCCGCGCAGCAATGCGGCCGAGCGCCCGACCCTGTGCGTCGAGGATGCAATTGTGGGCGCACAGGCCAAAGCCAAGACCTACGAATTCGTGCGGCGCACGCGGCCGCCTGAATGTCCGTGTGAAACAAATGCCGATATCGA